CTTCCAAGCCTCTCTCATGATTTCGAAAGAAGAATCGGAATTGAAATCGATAAGAAAGGAATATCAGGAACGGTTAAAAAAGCTAAAAGGCGAAAAGAATGAATTGTTGGAGATGCTTCAATTCAAAGCCAAAAGCGAAAAAGGGACTGCTTTTGAATTCGATTATCAGGACGAGGGCATGATGTCCTTGTATGACACACAAGGACGCCTGATCAGCTCACGCCCACTGGGACCAACAGAACGCCAGACCTCAATTTTTACGATTAATAAAAACGGAACAGAAGATTAAGCTATGAAAGAAAAAATTGAAATCAACGTAACAGGGGGAGTGAAAACCCTTGAGATTTTGGAAGGACAAGCTTTGCCAAAACGGGAGCAATTAAAATTGAATATTTCGGGGATTATTGATACCCCTGTACGATTTCTTAAAAAACGTGTGGATACGATTGAGCAAAAGCAGTGTCATGTATTGGTGGACCGGAATAAAATGACGATTGCTCTAAATCTCGACGAAACCAATTATTTCAAAGGTTCTGTTATTGGAAGCCTGGAAATTCATCCGGATTTTGAAAAATGGGAAGTGAATACCGGCCAGCAGTGGACTAACAAGGCTTTGTCTGAATTCATCAAAATGAATCGTTCAAGCTTCTCGGATATTCAAACGGCCATGAAGCTATCTTCTGAATTGCAATCCCTAAAGATTAAAGCGGACAAGGAGATTGACAGGGAGAATGACAACCGGGGTAATGTAAAAGAAATGATTGTTCAGCGGGTCATTCAGATGAATATTCCGCAATCGTTTAAAATTCATGTCCCCATCTTCAAAGGCCAGCCTAAGGCGGAATTGGAAATTGAGATTTACGTCAATCCAAACACTTTTAATGTGACGCTGATCTCTCCTGAAGCCATGGACGTAGTTTCTAAAGTAAGAGACACAGCGATTGATGAACAACTTAAAGAGGTTGAGGCAACCTGTCCGGACATGGTGATTATTGAGCAATAACACCCCGTGTAGAATTTAGTATCCAAGGCCGGGAATTGGGGCCCGGCCTTATATGATGGAGTGGCGGAATTGGTAGACGCTAATAGAAATTGATGACGGTCTAACTGAGTAAAATCAGACGTGTTTTGAAAAGGACAGTTTCATGCAGGTTCGAATCCTGCCTCCATCACACCAAAAGAGTTCATTGACATATTGTAAACTACGATAACCCGGAGGGCAGATCCGGGCGCCAGGCATGAGGCGTGTTCATGCCACTTATTTGTGAGAATTATTATCAAAGAATGGAAAGTGATTTTCCGGCTACCATACCGGCACTTTTCAGGAGGTGAGATTTCCGGCCACCATGCCGGCACCTCCAAAATATATCGAAGCTTGTTGAACGGCAAGTAAAAACCGTTCGCTTAACCAATGTGAGCGTTTACGGCTTTTGCTTGGTAAAATGTAAAATAGGTTTAGGGCAGGTGCTTGGCTCCCCTGCTAGGTTAAAAAAGCCACTGGTCCGGCTTGCACATGTTCCGCAAGACGTGGAGAAGTATAGTAGCCACGCAGGGCGATTCGGTTCGCCCCGGACCCCGATTAATTTTTCGTTTAGATTGGCCGTGATATTCCGCCTACCATAGTGGCACGACCGCAGTTTAGTTCAGATTTAGAATAGGTAACCGCTTTAGTTCAGTGGGTAGAACCTTTGGCCCCGGTTCGAGTCCGGGATGCGGTTCAAAGTATTAACCAAAAAAAGGAGGAGGGTTTATGAATACAATTCCAATAACAGATTTAATTGCTATGCTTTTTGTGGGATTTATGGTTTGCGCCCTGGTCTATTGGGTCAAAAAAGAGATCCGGAAAGAAGCCGACCGGATATTTTCAGCCTATGACGAAAGCGACGAAGAAAAGGACCACACGGTTCACAATTGCAATCCAAGCGAAGCCGACCACGGGCACTTTTTTTGAAAAATTTTTTACATCAACAAAAAGGTTAACAAAATGGGAGTTATGATAAAATTAAACCGAACGGGGTAAAATCAGGCAAACTATGGCAAACTACAAAACAGGCTTTGCTTATTACAGTGTTGAAACTGACCGGTATCAGGACATAAAAATTAAGCGATTAAAAAAGGATTTTGGACCAGCCGGGATTGCGGTTTATGATTATTTGCTATGCGAGATATACAGAGTAAAAGGTTGTTTCCTTGTGTGGGATGAAAATACTGCCTTTGACGTGGCCGATTACTTTGGGATTAAAGAATCATTGGTTAATGAGATTGTAAACTACTGCGGTGTTGTGGGCCTTTTTGATAAAGGATTGCTCACTCGTGGGAGGATATTAACCTCATTAGCGATTCAGAAACGATATCTCGATTGGAGCAAAAAAGCTAAACGAACCAATTATTCAATCCCTGAAAATATTCAACTTCTGGAAGAAGTGATCAAACTTCCGGAAGAATCTACCAAACTTCCGGAAGAATCGCTCAAAACTCAGTCAGTTTGCGACAAAGTAAAGAAAAGTAAAGTAAATATTGATGGGTGTAACGCGCGTGAGGAAGATCCTTTGGTTTCAAAAACCGCAAAAGAGGTCTTAGACTATTTCGGGTTTTCCGAAATGAATGATTTCCCCAGGTTGCGCGATGCGACCACGATGCTGAACGTTTTAAAGTCCACAGACCGCCTAAATCGTTTCATAGAGCAGTTTTCAGCCTATCGGGAATATAAATCCTTAACTCAGGAGAGAACGCACGGATTTAAGGCTTTTCTGGGCTCTATTGAACAAAATTTTGAAGATGGCGGGTGGAATTCCAACAACTGGGCGAAAAAACTTGAAAAAGAGAGGAGGCCAAAAAATGAAAAAAATCGGGGAAATCAGGGAAAATCCAAACCTTCCCGAATCGAGGATGCCAAGGAAAGCTTCCTCCGCAGGGCTGCAAACCTGTGACAAACGGGAAGTGAGCCTGAAAAAGGCGTGCCCGGATGCACAAAGTTTCCTGGCAAAATGCAATCCGGACTTTCTTTCGTTGCGGTACATGGGAGTAAAAACCGCCATGCAGGCGTATCAATCCAATGTGCTGAAACTCTCGGAACTGGCGAAATTCTACAAGCAGGATCTCCCTCTTCTAACCATTGAGGCGATGATCATTGTGCTGAACGATTTCGTGAACGTCCGGGAGGAGGGGAAGATGTCGGACCGGCAGATCCAGGAGACGGCAAGGTTGCTGTACAGCGACTTTTATTTCTACAATCTGGCCGAACTGACCCTTGTTTTCAACCGTCTGAAAACCGGGCATTACGGATCATTCTTCGGACGGGTGGACGGGGTGGAAATTCTGCGCGCTTTCCGGGAATACCGAAAGGAAAGGGGAGATGCTGTTTTGAAAGCAGAAACCCCGGATCCTATGCCGTTGATGGACCGGGCAAAAGGGATTTTAAAACTTTTAGATACCAACCCAAAAGAGTAAATGACAAGTTAGACAAAATGAAGACAACGAATTTAAAACCGGAAGATTTTAAAGCGGTTGAAACGCCTGCCGATAATTGCACCGGGTGTTTCTTTGACGAACAGGAAGAGCTGTTCGCATGTGAGCATTTCCCAATTGGCAAAATCGAAGGGGCCCAGGGGAAAAATCATTGCGATGGCGTAGTTTTTAACCTGAAAAACGAAAAGCTATGGGATGCAGAACCAGAGAAGTAAAGATCGTGCCGGAAAGCAAGTACGAACCTTTCAAAGAGGGGCACTACAATACCGATGAAATCTGTATGAATTACAACCTACTGACCGGGTATTGCACGGCAGGCCCTTATAGCAGCAACAAGCCGATTGCGGTTCCAACGCTGCGAAAGACTATGCAAGGCGAGCTGATGCTGGAATGAAAAAGCCCGCCAAACGACGGACCTTCACCACCACAAACTTAACAAAATAAATCCGTACCATGGCAGCAAAAGAACTGGAAATTTACATTGCAAAGCGTTATGACCGATGGCTGGACTACGCTCTTTTTCATTGCTCTCTGGCAAAAATTGAAGAACAGGCAAACGATGTTTTAAACGAAGTTCTTCTGATGCTGATGACCCGAAATGAGGAATCCCGGCTGCTTGATATGCTTTCCCGAAAGAAAAACGGTTACACGGAGTTGGATTTCTTCATCCTGAACATGATCAAGATGAATGTTTTTTCTCCTACGTCTCCTTACCGGTACAAGAACCGGCCAATCAAAAAAGACGGGAACGTGGACTTCACCCGGCTGGACATCCTTGATGATGAGGATTCAGATATTGACCGCTCCGGGGAGATCCTTGAAAAGTTTAACCGGGTGAGAAATCTGCTGGATGATTTACAGCTGTCATCCAAAGCCCGTGAGATCTTCGAATTCAAATTTTTCCACGGAAATAACTTCAGCGAATGGGGAGGAAATGAAAGCCCGGCAGAACTTTACAGCATTTATCAGGGCGTTCAAAAGCTATTGAGAGAGAAGCTTTGCAACACACCAAAAGAGAAAAAAGAACAACAGTTGAGTTTATTCTAACACAGAAAAGTTATGTCAACAAACGAAGAATATTTAGCCTTTCTGAAAAAAAAGGCCATCATCTCAGAATCGTTCGGGTTTGAACCGGTCTGGCTGCCGGAAATCGCGAAACCTCACCAAAAAGATATTTGCGACTGGACGGTCCGCGGAGGAAGGAGGGCCATATTTGCAAGTTTTGGATTGGGTAAGACCTTTATGCAGTTGATCAATGCGGTAAATTGCATCAAAAAAGAAAATAAACCGTTCCTGATCGCCTGCCCGTTAGGGGTGGTTGGGGAGTTTAAGCGGGATAATCAGAAGTTGGGCACAGGTTATGAGATCCAATACATTACCGACACGGAAGGGATTGAATCGTATGAAAACAAAATTTACCTCACCAACTACGAAAGGATCCGGAAAGGGGACATTGACCCTTCGAAATTCTCCGGGGTATCGTTTGACGAAGCATCTATTTTGCGGAACCTGAAAACGGAAACCACCAACTACATCCTGAGCTATTTTAAAAAGGTCCCTTACCGTTTTGTGGCCACGGCGACCCCTTCCCCGAATGATTTTATTGAACTGCTCAATTATGCCGATTATCTTGGCGTAGCTTCCAGGGGGCACTTGCTGACCCGGTTTTTCAAACGAAATTCCACCAAGGCCGGCGACCTGCAGCTATTGGAAACGAAGAAAAAAGAATTCTGGCAATGGGTGAGCACATGGGCGGTTTTCATTAATAAGCCTTCGGATTTGGGGTACGATGACATCGGATATGACCTGCCGAAACTAAATGTGATTGAACATTGTGTGGAATATCAGCCGGACGGTCAGATAACCGACAAATACGGTAACGCAGTTCTTTTTAAAGACAATACGAAGAGCCTTGTTGACGCTTCAAGGGAGAAACGGGACAGTATCGAGGTAAGGGTCAGGAAAACCATTGACATTATCTCTCAATCTAAAACTACCAAGAAAGAACAATTTTCAATCGGCTATCTAGATGTCGTAATTGGTGGGATTTACAAATACCCATCGTCAGAAACGCTGTTCCGGTTGGAGGAATGTAGTCATACGCAAGTAGTATTAACCAACTTGAAAAATAACCTCCCTCATGTTGTCACTGACAATGTTTTTGCGGATTTAAAACTGGTTGCGGGTGCTGAAAATTACATTTTCTGGCACCATCTGGAAGATGAAAGAAGGGAGCTTGAATTTCAACTCAAGTGGTTATCCAATCGAAGTGTCTTTGGAGCACAGAAAAACGAAATCAAAGAGAAGAACCTGATTGATTTCTCGAACGGAGAATTTCAATACCTGACCACCAAGCCTGAAATTGCCGGGAGCGGTTGTAACTTTCAGGGATATTGCAATAATGCCATTTTCGTAGGGATCAACTACAAGTTCAATGATTTCATCCAGGCGGTTCACCGGATCTATCGCTACGGGCAAGATAAAGAGGTGAATATCCACATTATCTACACCCAGAACGAACAGCATGTTTTGCGGACCTTAAACGAGAAGTGGGCCAAACACAACGAACTACAACAGGAAATGATTTCACTTGTAAAGGAATACGGACTAAACACCGATTTAATCAGGAGCCAAATGGAAAGACAGGTATTTAACACAGGAGACAAAATACAAATTGGCAATGCCACGTTGTATAACAATGATAACACGGTCGTTTTAGCGGATAAAAAAGAAATCAAAGACAACTCCGTAGACTTGATTGTGACATCGATCCCGTTCGGGGACCATTACGAATATTCCGATTTTTATAATGACTACGGGCACAACAACGGGAACTTGGAGTTTTTTAAACAGATGGATTTCCTTACCCCAAATCTGCTCCGGGTGCTGAAGCCGGGCCATATTTGCGCTGTACATGTAAAGGACCGTATCAGATACAGCTACCAAAACGGCACTTCGTTCACTACAATTGAAGATTTTAGCGGGGAAACCGTCAGGCATTTTGTTAAGCACGGATTCTACCTGATGGGTAAAATTACCGTAACCACCGACGTCGTGGCTGAGAATAACCAGACTTACCGGCTGGGATGGTCGGAGCAATGCAAAGATGCAACCAAAATGGGAGTAGGATTGCCTGAATACATTCTTTTATTTCGCAAGGCCCCTTCTGAACTCAACAATGCTTATGCTGACGAGCCTGTGAAAAAAGAGAAAGATGAATACCCGGTGGACCTTTGGCAGCTCGACGCCCATGCTTTTTGGCGTTGTTCGGGAAACCGGCTGGTCAACGTGGAAGAACTGGCAAAACGCGACCTGAAACAGGTGGTGAGGACCTGGAAGAAATATCAGAAAGAAGGGCTGTATGATTTTGAGGCACACAAAAAACTGAGCCGGGAACTGGACCAAAATAGCAAACTAAGCCGGAAGTTTATGACCGTTCCCCCCATCTCAAACAATGAGTTTGTGTGGGATGATATTCAGCGGACCAATACCCTGAACGCGAAACAGGTTTCCAGTAAAAAAGAGAAGCACATCTGCCCCCTGCAGTTAGAAATTATTGAACGGCTGATCAACCGTTTTTCCAACGTTGGCAACGTGGTTTTGGACCCTTTTGGCGGGTTACTCTCAACCCCTTATCAGGCCTTAAAAATGAACCGGAAAGCGATAGCAATAGAGCTTAACCCGGAATATTACCGGGACGGCCTGTTCTATGTGAAATCAATCCATCATAAGATCAACACTCCAACCTTGTTTGATCTGATTGAGCATGACGCAAAAGCAGGATAATGAGCGACACACCCCCTCACGTGACCGAGATTCAGGAATATTTCGAGGCGAACGGAACCCCAACCGGCCCTGTTCGCCTCGATCCGGCCACCCTAATCACGGATCCTGAAAAGTTCGTGGAATCACACCTCTCTATCTTGAAATGCAACCCGGGGAAGCGAGCCTATAAGCCATATTATGACAGGTTGCTTGCTTTTTATTTAATAGATAAAAAACAAAAGTTATGAAAGTAAAAGAATTAATTGAAAAACTGCAAAAAGCAGATCCCGAGATGGACGTTGTATGTACTTCCAATAGCGGGGAGTATTCCTACGGGCTTGTCAATACTGCAAAAGAAAAGGTATTGACTTTCTATGAAGATTGTGACGACCCAGACGATTCGTATCAAAAATTATGTTTTGTAATAGATGAAGAGTAGGAACCTTAAAATCAATATCATGAGTAAAATCGAATGGACCCAAGAAACATGGAACCCAATAGTCGGATGTAGCAAAATTAGTCCAGGTTGTGAAAACTGCTATGCCGAGAAGATGGCGTACAGATTGGCGCATGCACTTGCAAGCAATGATACTTCTGATACATGGAGCGCTTACGTAGATGTTATTGGTATTGGGCAAAAGAAAAATGGAGTCATCCAACTTGCACCTAAATGGAGCGGTCAAACTTCCATGGTCAAATCTGCATTTGAAAAACCCTGCCATTGGAAAAAGCCCCGAATGATTTTCGTTTGCTCCATGGGTGATTTATTCCACGAATCAGTCCCTTTCGAATGGATTGATACCGTGTTTGGAGTTATCGGAATGCACGACCACCACACTTACCAAATCCTGACCAAACGACCAGAAAGAATGGTTGAATACTTCGAATCAAGAGGCTTTAATGAGAAATTTGCAGAGGGCTATCCTCATGTATGGATCGGCGTAACCGCTGAGAATCAAGAGCAAGCTAATAAGCGAATCCCGATCCTGCTAGACATTCCAGCTGCTAAACGTTTTGTCAGTATTGAGCCGATGTTGAGTAAGATTGAATTGAGTGATATAATAGAAAGTGATGGAAGTCACTATGTGAATTATTTGACAGGTGAGCAATCTGGTGTGGATGGAGAAGGTACTTATTGCGATTGGCATCCTAATAAAATAGATTGGGTAATCCTCGGAGGAGAAACCGGCCACAAAGCCCGCCCCATGCACCTCGATTGGGTGCGCTCGGTTCGGGATCAGTGTAAAGAGGCCGGGGTGCCGTTTTTCTTCAAGCAGTGGGGAGAATACAAAGAAGTTTCCTTAACTCCTGAACAGAGGATTAAAGAAAAATACATCGTACTGGGGAATGACGGAAAAGAGTATATAATAGCAGGTGAACATTTATCTCCTGTATATATGCAGAAAGTCGGAAAAAAGAAAGCCGGGAATGAATTGGACGGCAAAGCTTATCAGGAATTTCCAAAAACAGAGCAATCATGAACAAATCAACCCAAGAAATCCCGGCTCTTCACCTGAATCTAACTCGTAAATGGTTCGACATGATCCAGTCGGGAGAAAAGCTCGAAGAGTACAGAGAAATCAAACCGTTTTGGAATCGAGTTTTCAAAGACGGGAAAATTAAGATCAAAGGAAAGTATTACCACCCCTCCGATGTGACTATTTGTTTTTCCAATGGCTATGCAAAGAATAGATCACAGTTTAGGATACACTGTAAAGGGTTGAGAGTCGGGCTAGGGAAATCCGAATGGGGAGCAAAACCAGATAAGCAATATTACATTTTATCACTCGGCGAAGAATGGCCGTTTTAACACACTTTAATTATGAATGATCTAAAACAAAAACGAAAAGACCGCATTAAGCAAATGAACGTCTTTCAAAAACTAGCCATCTTTTTAGGGATGTATCGGATTTGGTATGAACCCAGGGAAAAACTACCACCACTACGATGCGAGAAGGTGGTGGCATGGCACCCGCTCAATTGGGTGTTTGTCCTGATTATATGGCTTGGAGTAGTGTTAAAAACAGCTTTCTGGGATTTCTGGGCAGAAGGAGTTGCAGGGAGTTTTAAAACGACGAAATGGGGGTGAAAAAATAAGCGCATGGTTCAAACTTTGCGCTTCTTTTATTTTAAAGATTGAGATTCTATAGACTTATTTTTTCAAATACTCTTTTACCTGCCCGGTGAATCTTTTTTCTGTTTGTTGTATATCCTTAATCTTAGGTTCAATATCAATAAGATATTGGCCTATTATACTACTCGCCTCTTCTTTGTGAAATGTATCTTGATTAGCACTTTGTTGAAAAAAATCTTTATCATCTTTATTAGTTTCCATTACGATCAACACTCGTTCTGCAAGAGCTTTTTGTCTTTCAAAATTGTGCTTTAATTTTAGAAATTTTATTTCTGTAAAATTATTTAGAGCTAACACATCTAAATACAATTCTGAAGAAAGCAAAACAAGCTCCTTATCCTCCACGAGCAGTTCAATTTTTGACTTTGCAACAGAAGTCTTTGAGTAATACGAAGTAATCTTGTTTTGAGTGTTAATAAATGAGTCGATATTTGTTTTATTGTAATTATGAAATTTCACCTCTCTAATTGAATAAAACCATTCGTTTATCAGTCGATGGAATTGAATTAAAGCCTCTCTCTCCTCATTTCTATATGATACCTCATTACTTAAAACTCGCTGCAAATCCGTTTTTAAAATCTCTTGCTCTTGAATAAATTCATTCTTAACAGATTCAACTTCTCTTGTCAATCCATCAAGATCCTCTTTAAGTGCGACGCTTTTTCCTTTTTCAGTTAAATAACTCTTTATAAATATTAAATAAAGCCCGATAAGCAATATGCTTATTTCTATAACAATGCTTAGAATCTCCATTTCTCATCTTTTTTAATAGTTAACCACAACAAATATATAAAAACATCGGTGTATTATTTTTTAACGTCCATATCACTACTCGTTGTTCTGGTCATGCCTCTCTATTTTAAAGAAAAGCATGTCCCAACTCACCATAAAGCAAGAAAAATTCTGTCACGCCTACATCGAAACCGGCAACGCCTCCGAGGCCTACCGAATGGTTTACGACTGCGATAACATGCAAGCCAGCACAATCAATCGAAAAGCTGCAGAACTACTGGAAAACGGCAAGATTACGGCAAGGATCAAGCAATTGCAAGACGAACTCAAAGCATTAACCGACCTCTGTCTTGAATTCTACGACAAAGGACGGAGAGATGAACATAATACCATTGTCGAGCTGGCAAAAAAAGTCTTCGATGAACGGGAAGCTAAAAAAAGGCCCCGGTCAATTAACAACATTTATATTATATCAAAACCCTACTCACGGTTTCTATTTTAAGGAAATAAGCCCCTTAAAACCGTGAGCAGATGAAAGAGCTAAAAGCGATTAAGGAAAGACTATACACCACTAACCGCAGCCTAAGGCTGGACAATGGGCTGTATGTGGCATCCTCCGGAGAACATTACCGGAAATATGTTTGGATCAGAGATGTATTTTATCAGGCCTATCCGAACCTTGAGAACGATCCTGACAAATATATTCAGACCTGGCAGACGATCCTGGATTACCTGCACGGGCTGGAAGATAACTACGATAATAAGATCAGCTGGCTGATCAATCAGCCATTTCCCATCGATGCAAGAAGGATTATCCATCCCCGGTTTTATCCCGATTTGCGCGAAATTGAAACGCAGTGGGGAAACCTTCAGCTGGATGCGTTGGGTTACATCCTTCAGGGCGTTGCTTTAGGCGAACAGGAAGGATTGACCATTCTCCGAAATGAAGCCGACCGGGAAGTTTTGCAAAAGCTGATTGACGCTTTGGAGGCCCTTCGATATTGGGACTTCTCCGATTCCGGCGCGTGGGAAGAGGGCGAGGAACGGAAACGTAGTTCTTCGGTGGCCTCGGTTTTGCGCGGACTATACGAAATGAAAAAACTCGGCTTTGTCGTCTCAGAAGAATCAATTCGAAAAGGTGCCGAAACGCTTTCTGAAATACTTCCTTACGAAACGAAGACCCGAAGTGTTGATTTGGCTTTATTAACGCTTATTTGGCCTCATCGTGTGGTTGATCCGTATATGGCAGAAGTGCTATTGGGTAGGGTGCATACTGTCCTTGAACGCAAAAACGGCGTGGCCCGTTATGCGGGGGATAAATATTACAACCTTGCCAACCCGGAAACCATTGAGGCGTTTGGCGGGATGTACAACAAAATGCTGGACGGAAAGCTAAACGGACATGAAGCGGAGTGGTGCTTCGGGTTTGCTTACTTCGCCATTATTTATGCGCAAAGAGGAGATCTGGGGAAGGCAAAATATTATCTGAATAAGTTAATCGTGATTGCCGGGAAAAACGACTGGCAGGTCCCTGAATTGTATTATTCAAAAACCAGTATCCCGAACGATAACAACCCGCTGGGGTGGGCCACGGCAATGATGATCGTCGCCATTGATGAATATGAGAAGGCAGTAAAAGAAAAAGAAATTGAATGCACTAAATGAGCATGACACCAAAACAAGAAACATTCTGCACCTACTTTGTTGAGACAGGGAACCAGTCTGAGGCATATCGTAGAGCTTACCCAGCGTCCCTTAAATGGAAAGAAGATGTAGTTCATCGAAGAGCTTCAGATCTTATGCGGAATGGTGAGGTTTTGGGTAGGGTCAAACAATTACAAACGGAAACCGCCAAACGAAATGAGATCACTATTGACACTTTGATTCAAGAGCTTCGAGATGTGATGCTGTTGAATCCCAAAGAATTGATTGAGGAATCAGGGCAGGTGAAAAACATCCATACCCTGCCGGATGCCGTGGCAAAATCAATTTCAGAAATCAAGGTAACCGAATTGCAAACCCAGTCTGGGAATAAAGTTATAACAACCGTGAAGGTTTACAACAAGCTGGACGCGATCGAAAAACTAGCCAAACATCTCGGTTTTTATGAAAAAGACAACAAGCAGAAAGAGCAACAACAAACTGTTATTGTCCTGCCAAACAACGGGAGGTAAATAATGGCAACAAAAACCATCCAACCCCAAGAAGGATTCCAGCAAGACTTTCTATCTTCCCCTGCCGATATTGCGATCGGTGGAGGAGCTGCTGGAGCTGGCAAGACATTTGCCTTGCTTATGGAAGCACTGAGATATATTCCCAATCCAAACTTTGGGGGTGTTATTTTTCGTAGAACCTCCCCCCAAATCACTTCTGAAGGGGGACTATGGGACACGTCACTGAGCCTATGGCACGCAGCCGGGGGATTTCCCAGAGAATCAAACCTTTCATGGAAATTCCCATCTGGATCAAAAATGAAGTTTTCTCATTTAGAATACGAAAAAAACGTTCTCGATTGGCAAGGGTCTCAGATCCCGTTTATCGGCTTTGATGAGGTGACCCACTTCACAGAGAAGATGTTCTTTTATCTCCTTTCCCGTAACCGCTCAGCATGCGGAGTTAAACCTTATGTACGTGCAACCTGCAACCCTGATCCTGACAGCTGGGTTGCCAACTTCATTGAATGGTGGATCGAACAGGATCCGGAAAGCAAGAACTACGGACTACCTATCAAGGAGCGATGCGGTAAGCTTCGTTATTTCATGCGAGACGGAAATAACTACGTTTGGGGAAATTCGAAAAAAGAAGTTCTCGATAAGGTTCCGCACATCGTTGATAAGCTACTCGAAGCAGATCCGACTATCAACACGGATGATCTGGTCAAGTCGGTCACGTTCATTCCAGGGAGCATTTACAACAATGTTGAGCTTTTGCGAAAAGATCCCGGCTACTTGGGGAACCTGATGGCGCAAAGCGATGAAGACCGGGCAGCTCTGTTGGATGGAAACTGGAAGATTAGCTCGGCCGGGAATGATTTGATCAACTACATTAAGCTCAAGGACACATTTTCCAATGACTTCATTGAGCGGGGCCGGAAGTGTATCACGGCAGATATAGCCCTGAAAGGCTCCGACCTTCTTGTGATCGGCGTATGGGATGGGTGGAGACTGATTGATATTGAAGTCCTGCCGATTGCAAAGGGAGATGATATAATCAGAGTTTTGAAAGCCCTTGCAAAAAAATACAAGGTTCCTCAAAGTAATATCGTTTATGATGATGACGGAGCAGGATCGTTTATAGACGGATTCATTAAGAACGCTAGAGCCTTCAAGAACGGCGCAAGGCCAATGAAGGGGGAAAACTACAAGAACCGTAAAACGCAGATGTATTACAAGCTGGGTGAGCGAATCAATACAGACGGGCTTTATATCTCCCCTGAAGTGGCCGAAAAGATTGTTGATGGGAAAAGTATCCGTGACCATATCATTGAGGAGCGCAGAGCGATTAAACGGGATAGAATGGATATGGATGGCAAGCTCTGTATTATCCCAAAAGAGCAGATGAAAACCATTATCGGGCACTCTCCTGACTTTATGGACATGCTAATGATGCGGGAGTTCCTGGAATTCAAACTCGAAAAAACAGAAGAAGAAAAGCCAGGGTCAAAAGAATCCTATGGATTCTTTTAAGCACAACAAACAATTCTATTTTAAAAGAAAGTTGAATATGCCTTCAATAGCAGACATCTTAAAGAATAACGGTGACGATTTCCAGAAGATCGTTGACAAGTTATGCGAGGATACCACTGATGATCGTTCGCCTTTGGAATACCTGGAAGAGTATAAAGGAAAGCGGGAGCGCCGTGCGAAGTCGGTGGGAATGCGACAAAATAAGATCGT